TGCAAAATGGTATAAAGAAAAATATTTAAGTAAAGACAATGACAGAATTTAAGAATGGTATTTTTAATACATTAACAAAATTGATAGGTACAAGCATAGGCCGTGCTGTTATCTATACAATAGGTCACATAGTTATCGCTGCTACTTGTAATAGATTAATTACAGGTGCAGATGTTAAACTTGCAGCCGTGGATGCTATAGTTGAACCACTTATCAACGGACTATGGTATTACGGACTAGACAAAATGTGGACTAATAATAAGTTGATAAATAAAATATAATATTGTACAATATAGGAGTAAATTATGGTATTTAATACAAGTCAAGCTTTTGGAAGTGCTGCCCAAGTTGAAACAAACTCGGCGCCTTTGTTGCACGAAATTTTGATAAAAGTTAATAATGCAAAAGACAAACCCAAAAAGATTCAAGTTTTACGTGAGAATGATAGTCAACCTTTAAGACAAGTGTTAAAAGGTGCTTTTGACCCTAAAATAGAATGGGAACTACCAGAAGGAGAACCACCATTTAAAGAAAATGACGCTCCAGCAGGTACACAACATACTAGTTTGTTCCAAGAAGCAAAAAGATTACACTATTTCATTAAAGGTGCTAACGTACTTACCAAAACAAAAAGAGAATTGATGTTCATCCAGTTGTTAGAAGGTTTACAAGCAGAAGAAGCTAAACTATTAATTGCAGTTAAGAATAAAGAACTTAACAAAAGATATAAAGGTTTAACGGAGGCTGTAGTAAAAGAAGCATTTGGTTGGGACGACAATTATATGACTATCTAAAAGACTAAATAATATTAGTTGATTCGATAATATTTTCAACTTAGGGGTGAACAAAATAAGAACATTTGTTATTGACAACTTGTCACACCCCATAAGTTACTGATTTTACTACATTTTTTCTTCAAAATAACTAAAAATAACGCTTGTAATTGATCGTTTTATAGTGTATTATATACGTATAAAACAAAGGAGATATATTATGCGTAAATTTTTGATAACAGTTATAGTTTTAAATACTATACTTTGGTTTGGATTATCTAGTCTTGCCAAAGCAAATGATTATAACACCGCAGTTATAGGACACGTTATAACTCAAAAAGTTACAGGTCAAGGTATTGACACAAGCAAGTTAATGGAACAAGAACTACAACGTGTAGGACACTTGTATGCTATAGAAATGATCGGCATTATGCAAAAATATTTGCCATCTATATTAGACGGTATCGCCGCTGATTTGAGATTACAAGCAGATAAAAGATATAAATGTGAATTGTTGAAAGGAAGTGCTAACGGTTGTAAGTAATTTTAGTATATTTTAAGGCAGAAAATAAATGAAGAAAACTACAAAGACAAAAGCAATTAAACTTAAAAAAGCTCTACGTAAAGAGTTTGCCTTAGGTCGTAAGTACACGACAACTTACAAAGATATTAAAAAGTATTTTAAACTGTTTAATCAGTATATCTTTGAAAACAAATTATCACCATTCAATCAAATTGAAATCAAACAAATTAGAGATAGGGACGTTAAGTATTGCTACGGTCAAGTCATTATCTTAGAATGGAAAAGAAAAGGCACAAGAGTGTACAAACTTGAAATGCAACCGTATTACAGTAACAAAAAGATATTTTTAGATACATTAGTCCACGAAATGGTACATCTGTACCAAATGGCTAATTTAGGTGACACTGGAAATCACAACAAGATTTTCTACAGTTTTGAGGAAAAAGTTAATCTAGTTGGTTTAAATTTATAATAAAAGGAAATATATAATGAGTGGTGAAAAGACTTACGTGGACGAGTGGTTGAAAGGACAGATTAAAAGTGGAGTTACTATTATAAATCAAGTATTGAGTGGTGCATATTCAGATAAACCTTGCATTTACTATTCAGGACATTTACACAAAGACATCCTTGAAAACTTTCCAGGTAGAAGTAGTAAAAAGATATTCAAACAGTATAAAGAATTATTAAACAATCCGAATTTAGAGTTTTTTCAAAAAAGATTTTTAGAGCACGGATACGATTATTATGTAAGAAAGGTGGGAATAATTGAAACTAAAAAAACAGCATAGACAACTATTAGAAGCAATCGTTAGAGGTAAAGGTATTGCAAGAACAAAGTTAGTTCCGAGAGAGAAAACTGAGGACTTGTTTAACCCTATAATGGATTTGTATTTAGCAAAAGTAATTCAATTCAGTAGAAAATCAGAATATGAATTTGAAGGTCCTAAAAAAGAACCTAGATACAAATGTTGGGAAATAAAACCTTGGCCTAGAGTAACTATTAACGACTTGAAAAAAGCTTTAAAAGTAGGTGTATATGAAAAAGTTTAATTCTAAAATAAGATATTTTATATACATTACAACAGTAGCAATATTAATATTTGCTACTGGTTCTTTCTTTCCTAATCCATATACAAAATACAAACTTAGATTAGAGTCAGAAAACTTTTATACGAATTGGGCGAACAACTTAGGTTTACAAGAACCAACTTTTGAATATAACAATGATGTTCAATTTGTCAATGCTGTTCGTAAATGTGTTGATTGGGTAAACTTTGAAACACCAAGATATGAACGAGTGCCTATTGAGATGATCGTAGCACAAGCAGCATTAGAATCAGGCTGGGGTACAAGTAGATTTGCTAAAGAAGGTAATAATCTTTTTGGTATTAGAACGTATGATAAAAAAGTACCTCATATGTTATTAGAGGGTAGAACAAAATGGAAAGGTTGGGGAGTTAGAGTATTTCCTACAAAATGTCAAGGTGTTAAATACTTTGTAGAGTTATTAAACAAACATTCAGCATACCAAGAATTTAGAGATAAAAGAAGAAAAATGATTTTATGGGATCAACAATTAGATCCTAAAGTGTTGATTAAAACATTAGGTAATTATTCTACAACAGATGATTATGCTGAACGAGTAATTTTTATTATAGATAAAATAAGAGAACAAGAAACTAAGGTTGGTGAAATCAAAATAGAAACTAAAACAGATTCACACGTAACACCACCAGTTAGACCGAAAGATTCAAAATGAAAATAAGATATTACAAAGATTTAAACAAGGGCAGATGGATAGGATTTTTTTTGGCATTACTATCTGTTTACATTCTATCTAGTGCTAATATTTCTACACAATGGGTAGGATGGGCACTTGGTTGTGTATCGTGTACAATGTGGGTATACTTTGGAATAAAAGATAAAGATATACCTAGAACTTTAATGGAATTGTGTTATTTGTTATTGGGAATACGTGCTGTTATAAACTGGTTATCACAATAAATAATACATAATGTTTTTAACTATACTTACACTAATTTCAGGAGTATCCATATCTATTATAGCTGCAGGTTATTCTATTATAGGACTTGCGTCTTTATTTTCAGGTGCAGTTGTACCGATTATGGCTATGGGTGGGGCATTAGAGATAGGTAAGTTAGTAGTAGCATCTTGGCTCTATAGAAACTGGAGATCAAGTCTATTACCCAGGTCTATTAGGTATTATCTCACCATATCAGTTGTAGTATTAATCTTTATTACATCTATTGGTATCTTTGGGTTTCTATCGAAAGCACACTTAGACCAAGTCAGACCAAGTGCAGGTAATGGTTTACAAATAGAATTATTAGATAAACAAATTAAACAACAACAAACTATTATTGATAGATCACAAAAGACTTTAGACTCATTAGATAAAGCTTTAGACAAATATATTGATATGGAGTATGTTACACGTGGTTTAAAAGAACGACAAAAGCAACAGACAGAGCGAGAAGCATTAGCGAAAGCCATAACCCAAGCGTCCACTCAAATAAACCAATTGAGCGATAAGAAGTATAAATTAGAATCAGAGCAGTTAAAAATAGAAGCTGATGTGGGTCCATTGAAGTATGTTGCCGAATTAATCTATGGTAAAGAAAATGCCAGAGATCACTTTGACGAAGCAGTTAGATTAATCATTATAATACTTATATTCGTTTTTGATCCACTTGCTGTATTAATGTTAATTGCAGCCAATATCTCCATAAGAGAACATCAACTAAGAAAAAGTTTAACAAAAGCAAAAGAAGAAAAAAGTTTAGAAGAAAAACTTGAAAGACTTGCGAAACAGAATAAGAAATTGAAAACTAAAGAACGTGATTTTAGAACTTTAATTGCACAGGACATTAATGATATTGATGATCCGAATGAAATCAAGTTAAAGTTAAATCAGATATATGATTGGAACGACAAATGAACAAGAAGAACTTTGAACTCTATATCGGTCTAGCATTAATATGTATAATACTTTTTATAGGATTATCAGGTTGTACAACGACACAACCAAAAAGTGATTCTAAACCAACAATATCTAACATACCCAATATAATAAAGGGTTTAGAAGCATTGGGATCAGTAGGTAAAAAAGAGGTTGACAAAGACGAAAAAAAGTGATATAATAATTATATTATGATAACAAATGATGATTTAAATAGATTACCTATTATGCCGAACTTAACTAAAACACAAATTAGAAGAATAACTAATGCTGAAAATGCTTGTAGAAATTCAATGACCGATTGGGGTAAGAACTATTGGTTTGAAGTATTACGTAAATTATGTAACAAGTATGGTTGTATGGATTACTTTAGAAAGGTAGCACACTAATGAATATATTTTACTTAGATAAAGATCCTTATATTGCAGCCAAGATGTGTTGTGATAAACACGTTTGTAAAATGATTATTGAGTCTGCTCAAATGCTATGTACAGCACACAGAATTTTAGATGGCGAAGAATATTACGGTAAGACTGCTAATGGTCGTAAAATAAAAAGATGGAAACATACTAACTTTGTTTTAGAATCTTTATTATACAAAGCAAGTCATATCAATCATCCAAGTACAAAATGGGTAATGGATAATATTTTTCATTATACTTGGTTATACAATCATATGCTTGCATTGAATGATGAATTTAAAAAACGATACAATCATACAAAAGACCATATGACTATTCAGAAACTAAAAACAGCATTGAGTAACCCACCTAAAAAAATAAACATTAAAAAAGTAGGTACTGACCCTACACCTGCTATGCCAGATGAATGTAAAATACCTGGCAACGTAGTTGAGAGTTATCGTAAATATTACATAATGAAGAAACGAGAATTTGCTACTTGGAAATATCCAGCAGAAGTTCCACAATGGTATCAAAATGGAATACAAAATGACATACGAAGAAGCTGAGTTTATACTTGAAAAATGGGGTAATGATACATTTCTCATACCTCATATGGATGATATGATTTATCGTGCTAAATTAACTATAGGTTTACATCAAAGTGAACTTAAAGACACTAAAGATTAAAACACTAAATATAAAAATATGAGAGAACCTATTACAGAATTTGTTAATGATACTATTCACTTTGTTAATACACTACAAAGTTATCATTGGCAAACAAAATCATATTCTGAACACGAGTCGTTTGTAGAGTATCATTCTAAAATAAGTGCTTTGAATGATAGACTAGTAGAAACATATCAAGGTAGAGAAGATGACCGTATAAAATTTTCTAGTGAATATAAACCTAACGTTATAAATTATGCTGATACAACTGATTGTATTAGAGTAATAAAAGAATATAGAAAAAAAATATATTATCTTGCCTCTTGTATCCACGAAGTACATTTTGATATACACGCCATCTTAGAAGAATTTTTAATAGAAACAAACAATCTATTATATCATCTATCTTTAAAATAAACCAATGCCAACTTATACATTTGAAAACAGAAAATCAGGAAAGATATGGGACGAACTTATGTCCATATCTGAAATGGAAGAATACTTAGCAAAGAATAAAGATGTACACACATTAATACATAAAGTTAATATTGTATCAGGTGTACAAGGTATTAGTTACAAAAACGATCAAGGAATGAAGGAAGTTTTTCAAAAGATTTCTGAGAAACATCCTACAAGTGCATTAGCACAACAATACGGTAAAAAGACTATTAAACAAGTGAAAACTGAACAAGTGATAGCAAAACATAGGGCTAGACAACGTGCAAAGACTAAATAATTATATCTTAACAAGCGAGATACCGAAAAGCAACGGTCGTATATCGAAGGTCAGTAGGTCAATCCGCTTCTGTTATAAACTAATTATGGCAGGACTTTATGTCTTGTTTAACAGACTAGAGTCCTGCTCATATGAGGGACAAATAATTACCACATCAACAAAACCAATCACAATAAAGGAACACTAATATGGCAGACGATATACCAGATTTTATGCGTGAGTTTGATATGGATGTGGACTATGGGTTTACAGCCGTTTCAACTAAACCAGCAACTGAAACACAACCAGCAATCGACCCAAGTATCATAGAAAATTCCAATTTAGAATTAGCAAAAGTAAAAACAGATGTATCAGACATCAAATCAATGATGAATGAGATTATGCAGATTGTTGCTGAAAAAGAAACAATCACAAAAGAAGTACAAGACGTTGAGATACAAACTAGATTTAAAGAATTAGAAAAGATTATATTACCATTTTTATATAATCTATCTAAATCCAATGAACCTTATATTCATTGGCCAAATAGGGGACCTATTATTAAAGCACAAATTGAAAAGGTCTTAAAACTAACAAGGGGGTAAAATGACTACTAAACAAGATCATAAAGAATTGAAAAAAATAGTTAATGAAGTTGAAAGCAAAAGAAGTGCCGACAGATCATCTACAAGTTGGTACGATTTACGAACCCTAAAAAAACTTAAATTAAAAGCAAAGGATAAACTAAATGAGATTAAGCAAAAGCTTCACGCTTAACGAATTGACGAAATCACAAACTGCCGAAAGGGAGGGGATCAATAATAATCCTAGTGAATCACAAATCGAAGCGTTACAAAGATTATGCGAAAACATCTTACAACCAGTCCGTGACCATTATGGTATGCCTGTCACAGTATCAAGTGGTTTTAGATCAGGACAACTGTGTATTAAAATTGGTTCTTCAATCAATTCACAACACGCAAGTGGTCAAGCAGCGGACTTTGAAATATTTGGAATATCTAATCAGGAACTTGCTCATTGGATTGACAAGAACTTAGATTACGACCAACTAATATTAGAGTTTTGGAATCCAGAAGATAAGAATAGTGGATGGATACATTGTTCTTACAAGAATCCAGAAGAAAACAGAAAAGAGTTTTTACGAGCATATAGAAATGAATCAGGTAAAGTATGCTACGAAAAATACTCATATATCAAATATGCAGGTGAAAAACCTACACAAGATCAATTAACTGATATGTACGCTGACAAGGGTATATAACGCTTGACATCTTGTCATAAAAATGATATAATGTATATTATAAAATAAAGGAAGGTATATTATGCCATATAAACACGTGAAACTAGACGAATCTGTCTTACCTAAAAGCTTAGGTGTAAAGGGAATAAACCAAGACGGAGTGAGAATTTATACTATTAATGGTATTAATATGCCTTCAGTTACTTCAATTCTAGGAGCAATCCCAGAAAGAAAATCTAAGATAGACGCTTGGAAGAATAGTGTAGGCGAAAAGATGGCCAACTATATTTCAGTATCCTCTACTAATAGAGGTAAGACAATGCACACTCTAGTAGAAAATCATTTAAAGAATGAAGACGAAAAATCAATAGGTATTACTGCCGTAACACCTTTAGGTTTGTTTAGAATTATTAAACCATATCTTGCTAGAATAGAAAATATACATCTATTAGAGGAAGTTATGTACTCACCTGAAATGCAAGTTGCAGGTCAGGCAGATTGTATTGCAGAATACAAAGGTAAATTGTCTATCATAGACTTTAAATCTTCCACTAAACAAAGAAACGAAGATTATAACTATGGTAACTTTTGCCAAACAGCAGCATATGCTAAAATGTTTGAAGAATTATATCCAGGTAAAAAGATAGAACAAACAGTTGTATTGGCTGCCTGTGAAGATGGTTTTGTACAAGAATGGATCAACGGTCCTGAACGAATGGCAGACTACCAAGAAAAATTTATTAAACACGCTACAGATTTTTTTGAGCGACACGCTGTTAAATTTAATAAATAATATTATACAAATAAAACAAATTTAAGGGTGATTTACTACTCTACTTGCTACCTTAAAGTGCTAAAGGAGAACAATGAAGAAACTAGCAACTTATTTAATTATTTTTACTTGGACAATTGTAATAACAACAACAATAAAAGTATTCGCAAACGAATCAGGCTTGTATGCGATACAAATGCCTGTTGTCTGTGGTACACCTGATAGTGTTGATCGTTATATTAATACACACAAATTTGACGCTGTAGGTATTAGTTTAGGAAGAGCAGGAAGTAAACCAGATGGTGAACCTGTTTATCTATTAACGTTTTACGCTAATCCAGATAATGAATCACTAATGACAATGGATATACCATCAGGTACTGAAAGATGTATATTATTTCATTCTTTCAATACTGCTTTATTACCTGAAAAACCAGGTACATAGAATTTAACGTTGACGACTAGTTAATAACTAGAGAAGACGAGGGTGCGATACCCTCCCACTCCACCATTAAAACAATGAAATTTTAGGGGTGGAAATAGGTTCGATTCATAGGTAAACCTAGTTTGAGTTAAATCGCTGATAACGTACTATTAAATCATAAATGCTAACGAAAGTTATGCTTTAGCAGCCTAGTCTGCTGGGGTTTGCCTGTACCTTGCAACAGAAACAGGCACCAGACTTGACAATTCAATCAAATCGTGTTATAATAAACCCTATGATGTTAATGAACAGTAAAAAGTTTGGATTGACTATAGAAGAAATGGTCAAATCTAAAAGAGTAACCTATATGGAAGCTGTCATTCTGTTTTGTGAGCAGAATGAAGTAGATGTTTCTACAGTAGGACCAATGATTAATAAATCCCTAAAAGAAAAGATACAAGTTGAAGCAGAGAAGTTGAGATTAATTAAATCTTCAGGTTCTGCTACTTTGCCTATATGAACAATAATAGTTATGAAGCGTATAAATTATATCTTGCAATTAAACTACACTTCACTACTGAAAACTATGACTTTTTTAAACACAATGCCAAAGTTAATTCATCTCTAAATAGTTTTTTAAAAAGAAATGATAGATATTTCTTTTATAGATTGGCAACGAAGTATAGTAAAGAAGAATTAATTGACTTTTATGTTTGCAATTTTTTTGAAAACTCAAAGTCTTGGATAGGAAACTTAATAAGAGCAGATGGTGAAACAAATTATACAAAGTGGAAGAAATTTAATCAATCACTTACATACAATTTTAGGAACGATTGCAGTATCATTCATAATACTATTGATGGTGCTGGCATTCGGTTTGATGATATGTTTACTGTATCTGAAGGTCAGCATCCAAGAATGTTACGACTATTTCTTTCAAAACAAATCTCCACACAATCGTTTATAATTTTAGATAAAATTTTATCATTTGTAAAAAACTGGGATAAAGAAATTAAAGAAACAGTTATCTGGCCAGAACTATCTGCTAAGGTTAAGAAGTTAAGTCCTTTTGTTAATATGAATGTTACAAAATGTAAATTTATTATGAAAGAAATATTTGTATGAGTCGTAAAGTATTTTTAATTGGTAATGGTGAAAGTAGAAAAGACTTTCCTTTAGAACTTCTTAGAGGTCACGGCAAGATATATGGTTGTAATGCCATTTATAGAGATTACTCAAATCTAATTGATGTATTAACCGCAGTTGATAATGGTATCATACACGAAATATACCATAGTGGGTTTGCTACAAAAAGACCTTGTTACTTTAGAAACTGGACTAAACTTCCTAAAATGATGTATGACCAAGTTATAGAAGGATTTGCCAATGCACAAGATTTAGACCAATTAAAAGATTATGATTTCATAATAGAAAATAAAGAAGACAAAGATCAAGCTGAAGAATTTGTTGTACACGGTACTAGTCTAGCAGGTATGGTATCTATTTTAAAAAAAACACAAAAAGAAAATCCTAATGCAAGTAAAGAAATTATACAAAAACAAATTAACAAGTCTAGCATTTACATATCTTGGATTAAAAAGAATGATATGTCATTTGATTTAAAAGATTCGTGGAGTGATTATAAAGATCACGGTTGGGCTTGCGGTGCGTCAAGTGGTTTTATAGCAGTTAAAAAAGAACAACCTACTGAAGTCTATCTAATAGGACACGACTTAGTTTCTAATACAAAGCAAGTTAATAACATATACAAAGATACGAAACACTATCAAATTAATAATGCAAGTGCAACACCTCACATTAATTGGATTAATCAATGGTACACACTAATGGACTGGAACCCTAAGATTAAGTTTTATAAAGTAAATAAGAATAGTGCAGATTCAGGTGAAAATACAGATCAACCTATACACGAATGGAGTAAATGGTTGAAAGATGAAAGATTAGAGTATATTACACAAGCACAAGTGCTTGACAGATTAAGTCAAATATGATATACTAATAGAATGTTAAAACAAATAAATCTTGCAAGTTTATTTGGTCTTGTGGGTAAACCAATAAATCCTATCAGACACATAAAAAGTATTATAAATAATATTATATTTAAACTAATATTTAAATTAATACATACAAAAATACATACAAGGAGAATACAATGTCAAACGCATTAGAAGCGCTTAAAAAGTCAAAGTCTAATTTTGACGCTCTAACTAAACAGTTAGAACAAACAATCGAAAAACCAAAAACAGAAAACAAGTACCAAGATGATAGGTTCTGGAAACCAGAACTTGATAAATCAGGTAACGGTTATGCTGTAATTAGATTTTTACCTGCAGTAGAAGGTGAAGATTTACCTTGGCAGAGAGTCTGGCACCACGCATTTCAAGGTCCAGGTGGTCAATGGTATATTGAGAACTCACTAACTACATTAGGTCAAAAAGATCCTGTGTCTGAAGAAAATACAAGACTTTGGAATACAGGTATTGAAGCCGACAAAGAGATTGCTAGAAAAAGAAAAAGAAAGTTACAATACTATTCTAATATTCTAGTGGTGTCTGATCCAAAACATCCTGAGAATGAGGGTAAAGTATTTTTATTCAAATTCGGTAAAAAGATATTTGATAAAATTACTGAAGCGATGAACCCACAATTTGAAGATGAAAAGGCAGTTAACCCATTTGATTTTTGGGAAGGTTCAAACTTCAAACTAAAAATCAGAAAAGTTGATGGCTATTGGAATTATGATAAATCAGAATTTGAGCCAGTTAGTAGAGTTAAAACTACTGATGAGGAGATTGACTCAGTATGGAAATCTCAACACGCTCTAAAACCCTTCATTGATCCAAGTAACTTTAAATCCTATGATGAACTCAAAGAGAAACTGAATAGGGTACTTACTGGAACAAGAAGCACGGAGTCCGTAGAAGATATTGACCTCCCACCTGTCAGTAATGACGTACCAAGGTCTTCTAGTGGAATCGTGGAGAAAGCAATTTCGTCCAACGATGATGATGACTCATTATCGTACTTTAGTAAACTAGCTGAGGACGAATAATCTATCTCTCTCTTTCTCAAAGGGTGCCTAAGTAATTAGGCACCCATACTTAATAAGTGCTTGACAAAGATGAGAAGATATGATATACTAAATAGATATATTATTATAATATAATATATTAATCAAACTATAGTCTATGATTATAGTTAAAACGTGGTCTATGACCACAGAAAGATGACGATATGAAAATATCAATTGACCTGGATATGTCTTTAAAGTTATGTCCGCCAAATTACCCAAAAGGGGTAAATTTTCAAAAAAGACTTATTCTCAATAGAGATAAAGTAAAATTTAACAAACAACATCAAACTTATAGAGTTGAGGTAAATTTAAGACCTCACATTAATGCTTTGAAAGATTCTTATACTGTAAATGATTTTATTTACACAGAAAATCCTCAAGTTATTAAAATTGATCCTAATAATCCTAAGTTTTATATCGGTGTAGTAGGTCACAACCGTGATGAAGCACAAGAAGAATTAGGATGGCAAACATCAATTTATGATGTTGTAACTTTTGATTCACCTTTAGATGAATTAAAATTTGCATATAAGAGTAATCAACACACTCCAGCTGCAGGATCAAAATATGAAGATATTTTAAAAGGATTGAGTAAAGCACACGATACCAATATGATTGATCTTACAGATGATGACAATTTAAAAAAACTTATTGCTAATGTTGCAAGTAATTTTACAACAGCACAGCAAAAAACTATTTTTAAAAAGTTCCGTGACACTAAATCAAAATATGAGAGTATTCAACCATATGATGGTCCTAGTGCTAACGAAAAAGCAGATGAATTAGGTCTACCAATTCTTGGTGATGGTAACTATGAAGAAGTGGGTGAATATGGTTTTGTCAAAGAACCAGGCGGTTATAAAACACTCTTACACGATGGATTAAAATTGTGGTTAAGAGAAAACGCTTCTGACAATATCAAAGTAACAGGTTACGTAAAAAATCCTAATCCTTCAAACATTGTTGAAAAAAGAGTGTCTTGGAAAAAAGAATTAGACAAAATGAAATCATTTATGTTTCAAGTTTGTTCACAACTTACAGGAATGAAAGTTGAAGACATTGAAAAAAGAAATAAATGGCCGTTTGTCTATAATGGTTTTTTACCACAAAATTTAACTCCCGATACAAGTAACGGAGGTCTTCCTATGGAAACAGGCCTTGTTGATGTAAATGGAGAAGAATTTAAATCTTAAAATGTTTTGAGATGATCTTCCGTAAGGATAATAAATCTCATATCATTTTTTAAACACCAGGCGTAGGCGGTTTCCCACTTACGCCTGTTTTTTTCATAAGTCAGTAATGCGTTTTTATATGTACGACTTTCTCTTAATTTCTTAACAGGTTTTTTTGTTTGATATTTTGGTTTGATTTCAACAATGAATTTTTTAAATGAACCATCTAATTGTTTTACTTTCATATAGAAGTCAGGATAATATCTATGAGCACGATTGTCAATTGAACGATACGGAATGACAATTTCTTCACTACCCCATTCAGTTATTTGTGGCGTCTTATCACAATATTGCATAAATCTTTTCTCCCAACTTGAACGATAGATTATAGACTTGACATTACCTTTATACTTTTCAGGTCGTGCAGGTGTGAATACACCTTTGTATGGTGCTTTATATACTCTACTAAATTTGTTCATAATCATATTTATTATGTACATAAATATATCATATGGCTTCAGTTTTTGATACTATCAAATTAAACAAAGGGAATACTGACCGATCTGCTACTTGGTATAGAACCCAAGTGAATAGAATTGCAAGTGGTGTAACCGCTAATCAACTATTCAGACAAGGCAAATTGACAGGCAGACCAAGTGTAGGTAGAC